CTTGCTGCATTGATTGACAATACCGATGACGATTATGGCGTCAGAACATCAATGCGTAGATTTAAAGAATGTCAAGAAGTAAAACACGAAAAAGAAAAATAATACTTTACTTTTGCATTTAATTATAGTATAATACTTTTTTAATTTGAGGTCTTTGTTATGGCTAAACGTAAAACCACCGTTCGTCGTCGAGTAAAAACTGGGTTAGCTGCAGTTCCGACAGATGACTTTGCAAAAGCTAAACATCATTTCCAGTATGAAATCGACAGTAAAGCCACATCAGCAGTAATCAAAGGTTGGATCAAGTCTGCGTTTGATAAGTCTGATGCTCAAGCAATCCTTGCTAATCCCGAGTATGAATTCAGTACATATTGTCACTGGGGTGCTACTGCTCATTATCTCAATCAAGGTTATGAGTTTGGCGATAAGTGGCAGGAGTATGCTGATCGTATCCATGGGCACTTTGCCTCTATGAAAGAAAAGGGTCTTAAGATTCTACAGGCAAAGAAAGAATCCAAAGATGAGACTGTTGTAAAAGCACGACCTACTGTACAGCAGTTGATGGCTCGTAAAGTAAATGATACAATCATGAATGACTTTGACGCACTCGAAGATGCTTGGATGGATGGTAACACTACAGACATTGATGTTTATACTCTAATTAAAAAGTATGAGATCAAGGGTGGTGGTATTAATATCGTCAGTAACTATATCGAGTCTTGGTTAAAGGAATATACAGATGCTCTTGATAAGTCTTGTGAGCAAGCTGTTGAAGCGTATGATCATCTGTCTCGTAAAGAACTTAATCGTCGAGTAAAATTCTGTAACGATGCCTTGGCTGATCTGAATAAAGCAAAGGTAGCGACCAAAGCAAAACGAACCACTCGTGTTAAGAAGCCCAAGGCAGCAGATAAACAAGTGTCTCGTCTACAATACCTCAAGGAAGATAACGATCTTAAGATCGCTTCGGTAAACCCTGTTACACTGATTGGAGCAAGCCGTCTGATTGTTGTTAATACAAAGTATAAGACAATCACGGAATACTTCTCTGAGCGTACTGCTGGGTTTGAGGTCAAGGGTACTACTGTCCATGGCTGGGATAAAGATAAGTCTCGAGCCAAGAAGATGCGGAAGCCAGATGAGTTTATTCCTATGGCTACTAAGACTGTTCGTCAATTCGACAAGGCATTCACTGCCTTAACTACTAAAGAGATAACACCTAACGGAAGGATCAATAAGGACTGCGTTCTTCTCAAGGTTGACGCATAATGTTATACCTATCTCTTATGCTTGCTTCTTCTATAGAAATGGAATGTCTATGGAAGAACGCATACTTTGAATCCCGCAATCAATCGGACGCTGGCATTACTGCTGTTACGCATGTAGTGTTAAATCGAATACAAAGCGATAAATTCCCCGACACTGTTTGCGATGTTACACAACAAACGAAGCGTAACTCCCTTGGACAAATTATTCGTAACAAATGCCAGTTCTCTTGGTATTGCGATGGTTTGAGCGATAGACCCAGAGAAGAAGATGCTTATAATCATATCAAGAAAGTAGTAAACGCTGCCAAGAGGATGTATCTGGACGAGTATGATTTATCCTATGGGTCTACACATTACCATGCTAAAACTGTAGAACCTTACTGGGCAGATTCCTTTGAATACGTCATGCAAATTGATGACCACTTATTTTATAGAGAAGCGAAATGATGACAGAAGATTTAATTGATTCAATCTTAACCCAAAAAAGGTTTTCTACTGCAGTCGAGAAATACCTCAAGAGAACAAACTCCTCAGTGATGGATTCTATTATTCATATATGCGAGAAGAATAATATAGATCCTTCTACTACAAAGAGATTGCTCTCTGCCTCGTTACAGGCAAAGCTAGAAGCAGAAGCGATGAACCTTAACTTAATCCCCAAGGGAAATAGTTTACCAGTATGAGTGTTGACTCTTTTGACTCATACCGTTTGTACCAGTCTCTGAAGCTACATTTCGAGACTGATTCATACGATGCTGTAAAGTATAATTTTAAAACCAGTGCCAGCCCACAGTCTTTCTTTAAACGCAGAGATAAGTATTTCTTTGCTAAGGCTGGAAAGAAGATGAGCAATCAACAGGAACTGGTGAGTTTTTACGTGGCTAATTTTATCAACGAAGTATCATGGGTAGGAGAGATGGTCAATGGTGAAGGAGACCGAAACTATGCCCACTATAAGAAGATTCACGAGAGTCTCTCATATAACTTTCAAAACGATATAAATAACCTCGACGGATCGCTCGACGATTTACTTACTTCTGTAAATGGCGAGCATCCTCCAATAATTAAGCGATATCTGCAGGGCGATATACTGCTAGAATCTGTGGCTATCCTTAATAAAATGACTGGCTTTATGAACCGAGCCAATAAGCAGATAACAGAGACATTACTCTGGCCAGATGTTTATCGTAAGGTGACGAAGTACCAGTCGTTTGTAAATCCCGATGTGAAGAAATGTAAAAAAATTGTTCTTGAGGGGTTTACTTCTTAGTGAAAATAAGGTATAATACACTCTTATATTATGTGATACATGTGGATAATTCAGATATACAAACATACGAAAATATACGATATAAAACGGAGAAATAAATATGTCTTTTTCAAATCTTAAAAAATCCCGAACCTCATCCATCGACGACCTAGTAAAAGCTGCACAGGCTGCAGGTGGTGGAGATCAAAAGCAATCTAGGAACGTAGACGATCGTTTCTGGAAACCAGAAGTAGATAAGAGCGGTAATGGCTATGCTGTTATTCGATTCCTACCTGCTGCTGAGGGCGAAGATCTGCCGTGGCAGAGATATTGGGATCATGGTTTCAAAGGTCCAAGCGGTCTTTGGTACATTGAAAATTCCTTGACTTCTATTGGGCAACAAGACCCAGTATCAGAAGCCAATTCGGAATTGTGGAACTCGGGAATCGAATCTAATAAAGAGATTGTACGTCAGCGTAAACGTCGACTACATTATGTCTCTAATATTATGGTTGTATCGGATCCTTCTAATCCACAGAACGAAGGAAAAGTATTCCTTTACAAGTTCGGTAAGAAAATCTTTGACAAGCTAATGGACGCTATGAAGCCAGAGTTTGCTGATGAGTCACCAATGAACCCATTTGATTTCTGGGAAGGTGCTGACTTTAAATTGAAGATCCGAAATGTTGAAGGGTATCGTAACTACGATCGTTCAGAGTTTGCCTCTTCTTCGGAAGTAGCAAATGGTGATGATGAAGCACTTGAGGGTATTTACAACCGTCTATACTCTCTGCAGGATTTTGTTGATCCTAAGAACTACAAGTCATATGATGAATTAAAGTCTCGATTGATGAAAGTTCTTGGTGAAGAAGCACGACCTGTAACAACTGCTGAGTCTATTGACTTAGATGAAACTGCTCCTGCTCCAACTATGAGCGAAGCAGCACCAGCTGAGGCTGCACCAGTGGCTGATAGTAGTAACGATGACGACACTTTGAGTTACTTTGCTAAACTGGCTCAAGAGTCTTAATTAAAATAGGTGTTTGCCCCTGTACTTCGGTGCAGGGGCTTTTTTAACCATAGGGGAACTAGTATGAAGTGGAAAGAAATAAAAGATTTAGTCATGATGTTTGGACAAGGTTTCCTGATAGGTTACATATTGGTACTAACTTATGACTATGTGAGTAAATTAATTTAGTCGGAGTTTTTATGAAATATGCTTTAAGCGTTTTATTGTTTGTATCCTCTCTTTCTTTTGCAGAGGATGATGGAAAGAAGTTAAATCTTACTCCCGAAACTAGGGAAAAGATTTTAGAATTATTGGTATTAGTCAAAGAAGATATTGATGGGATAAAAGAGATATATCGAAAGACCTATCATGGGCATGATATCAATGAAGAAAATTTAAAAGAATCGCTTGACGAATCGGAAAAAAAGTAGTATAATTATGATATGGAATAAAGGAAACGTTGCTGTACTTATTGGTGTTCTTGTAGTATTATCGGTAACTGTACCGCACTTAGTCGTATGGCTTCTACAATAAGGTAAATTATTATGAAAAAATTATTATTTGTATCGTTACTTGCTTCACCTCTCGCCTTTGCTAGCGAACCTACTGTTACTCATCACTATAAAGATGTCGGTAGATCTACTCCTTATCAAGAGTGTCATAATGTCGAAGTCCCTATCTATGGGAATGTTTCTACTGGTCGTACCTCAAAGAGCGATGTTCTTGGTGGAATGATTGTTGGCGGTCTATTAGGTAAAGCAGTTACTGGCGACGATAAAGGTGCTGCATTTGGTGCTGTGATCGGTGGCATGGAATCTGTCAATGGTCATGAACGTGGTGTTGTTGGTTATAAACAGCAACAAAGATGCCAGACTAAGTATAACTATACTACAGAAAAAGTTTATAGTCATAGCATTGCTAGGTTCACTAGTAATGGAACTCCATACAATGTAAGGTTTTATAGATGAAACATACTGGCGAATTCGTGATGGCAATTCAAGACGCTTTACCTAAAGACGTCTGCCAAAGATTAATATCGAAATTTGAAGAGCATGCTGATGAGGATATTGTAACTCGTGATACTGATTACTATAAGTTCAAAGAGTTAGAAATTACTGACCTAAAAGAGTTTGAATCAGAGAAAGGTATCCTTGTACACTCAGCTTCTGGGCTGTTGGCTCATTATAAAAAAGAACTGAATGTAAATTATTTCCCTGATAATTACGTGCTTGAAGGACTACGCATTAAAAAATATGATCCTGAAAACGAAGACGAGTTTGATTGGCATGTTGATGTTGGCGATGCGAGTTCTTGTAAAAGGTTTATGGTTGTCTTCTGGTATCTCAATACTGTGGAAGAGGGTGGTTATACTGCATTTGACTGGGATAACGATGACGAGAATTGCGTTATTGTAGAACCAAAAGAAGGGACTGCTTTAATGTTTCCTCCGATGTGGATGTATCCTCACAAAGGGATGGCACCTAAAAGTGGACCGAAATACATCGTATCCACTTATGCGCATTATGTTGAAAATTAACCATTAGGGTTATAAGCAAACTCTCTCAGTAAGGAGTCCATGCTAACGTCATTAGTAATGTTAACAGTTTTAGACGATACGTTATTAGTGCTTTGGACTTTCTTACCACCGCTAACAGCAACCATTGTTGCAGTGTTATTAGCTTGTTCTTGTTTCTTCTCTTGTGCCACTAATCCAATTGATTCTACCTGTGTATCTCTTAACTGATTAACAGGAGAATTGGGTAGCAGCACCTCAGTTGATTGTTCTGCTGGAGTAATCATAGCCTGTTGTACTGCTTCTGGACTATCATCACCGCCAAACATTTTACCAATAAATCCGCTTGCCTTGCTGAATAATGATTTACCCATGCTAATTAGCGGACTACTTTTTTGCATAGCTGACATCATTGCCTGTACTTTTTCTGGGCTTAAACCATACTTTTCAGAGATAATCTGAGTAAGTTTGCTTGGTGCTTCATTACGCTGAGATACATTCTGTACTTCAGAAACAGTATTATTTACTATAGATTCGGGGGTGATACCAGTAGCAGGTAATTGCGGAGTAGAAGATTCTATCTCTGGTATTTTAGCTACCATTGCTGCTGTCTTTGGAATTCTAGGAACAACTCTTTTATCTGCATTACCAGTAAATAATCCTTTGAATTTATCAGCCATAGGTTCTTCAGACAATACAGCTGGTTGCACTATTTTTTCAGGCATCTCTGGAGCAGCAAGATTAATTTCTGGCTTCGGTATTGCTTGATTGTCAGGGTTCTCTATTTGTACTGTATTAATAGGAGAATCTGGATCATTCATTATTCTGGCTGTCTGCTCTTTATTATAAGCATCAACCAACCTATTCATCTCGTCTTCTTCAGATTCTTTTTCAGTGATTACTTTCTGATTCTCTATGGCTACAGGTGTTTCTGCAGGCGTATCTTTAGTAAATAATCCACTAATAAATCCTCCAGCTCTTTCAAACATGGTAGAGAACCCAGAGAAGTCAACAGGTTGCATAACATTATCTCGCATTACTTCTTCAGTAACACTTTCGACAAATGGTTCTTGAGCAACTGCTGGTTGTGGTATCATTTTTTGTATAGATGATTCTTGATCAGCAGCAGTCTTTCTTTCTGCTGTTTGTTTAGTCGCTTGTTCTTTTTCCTTTTCTAACTGCTGTACTGTTGCAGTATTTTCCTTAATAACTGATTCATAGTATTTGGTTTCAGATGCTTGTAGTTCAGGGGAGTCAGGGAACGCAGTAAATGATTGACGTTCTTTATAGTCCTCAAGATCTTTTTGGCTTTCTACTAAGACAGTCTTGGCTTCTTGTAATTCAGGAGAATCTTGCCCTTCAATTAAAGATCTTAAATCGTCATTATAGTCTTTTCCTTGTTGATCGAATCTATTTTCTGCAGTCATCACCTGATTAGGATTAAACTCGATAATAGGGGCAGGTGCGCCAACATCTTTCTTACGCTGTTGGGTGGGTCCACCTCTCTGTCTTTTCTCTGAATCAGTAGATGATTCGATCTCAAGCGCAACAGATTCTGCAGCATTTTCTACAGCAGTTTCTCTTTTTTCTGCTGCACTTTTTTTAGCTTTAGTAACCTGTTTTTCTTCTTCTTTGTCGTCTTTACCACTAAACCAGTTGAACGGATTAAGTTTTGCCTTGATCTCATCCCAAGAAGGGATAAAGTCTAGGATAGCATCTTTGATCATGCCAAAGAAGTCTAGTATAGAATCTACAATACTAAAGTTAAATTTAGGCATCTCGAATGTAAACAGATTTTTAACAAACCCAATGACCTTTTTAATACCGCCCAAAATAAAGTCAGTGATACTGAAATCTTTGATTGCTTTTGCTAGCCCATCAAATCCAAAGAATCCTGCTATGGAACCTATAACATTCTTTAAGAACGTCGCAGGGAATGTTACTATATCAAGGATAAATCCGCCAATGGTTTCTAATATAGATCCAGTGCTTTCGAACCGTTTCTTAACGTTTCTAAACGCACTAACGATACCGCCAATCACCAGTGCGATACCTGCAGCGATAGCAAGAAACGGTGCAGCTGCAGCTAGTAACGGAGCAGCAGCAAGGACTAATCCTTTTGCAGCGACAGCACCAGCAATTACAAACCCTTTAATGGCTACAGCAATTGGTGCTAAGAATGATAGCAGACCTTTGGATGCCGCAAGCATAGCACCTTTTAATGCTCCTGCAGCAAATGATAATTTTTTCAAAGCACCCAAAGCAAGAGTTTTAGCAGAAGTAAGTAATCCAGCCGAAGATGCTACTATTTTAGCACGCAATGCTTTGGCTGCAAAGACTAACTTCTTAATCATACCCTTCACACCTAAACTCTTAGCAGATGCGAGCATACCTTTGGCTTGAGCGACTACCTTTGCTCTCATCGCCATTGCTGCTTTCTTTAAACCCACTAATGCTTTGGTGATACCAGTCTTGGCTCCAAAAGATTTCATTAGTTCTTTTGCTTTTAGCGCAAATTTACTTTGAGTAAGTGCTAATGCTTTTTGATATAACTCTTGTGCCTTTTTAATACCATCACTAATTTTTGTTATAACTTTAAACTTAATAGCTAGTGCTATAAGTATTCCAGTGAACGCAATAAAGTTATCTCCAAATATACCCAAGAATCCTAATACGTCTCCTGTTAATAAAGCACCAAGAGCATTAAACGCTTCAGCAAGAATATCGGCAACGAAGAACACGCCATCAAGGAATAGTTGTGGGTTGAATAAGAGAGCCAAAGCACCAAAACCAAATGCAGCTTTACCTGCCCCATCTAGCATACCATTGAGTGTTTTATCAAATCCTTCAAGACCTGCAGATAGTTTACCCAAGGCACTGTTCTGCATTTCTAGTTGTTTTTTCTTTTCTCTTTTTTCTTCTTCAGACTCAACACCCTCTTTTAGAGAGTCTATCATATCTGTTTGATCAGGTGTAGAAACGCCACCACTTGCAGTGATGGCTTCTTTAAGTGCTGTAAACTGCTCTCTTAAAGCAGCAGCATTTTCTGTAGAAGCACCTAATAGCCCACCTTGAAGCGCAGCAATTTTTTTATCCATCTCAGCTAGATCTAGCTGACCTTGAGCAACCTTTTTACCTTGCTCGGTCTGATCCTTGAGGTTTTCTATGACCTCTTTTAACGATGAATTAACTGCTTTCGAATCTTTTTTCTCTTCCTTAAATTGAGCGTCGAGTTCTGTTTGATCTACAACAACCTCAACTTCCTTGCCTTTAGATTCGTCGGTGGGCTTTTTAGCCATCTATTAGTCCTCTTTAACTACAAAGGTCGCAATACCATAGATCAATCCAGCCCATGCTAGCAACTTAGCGATGCCACCAAATAGGATAACTGATCCGCAGATTACGACAAGTGAAATACCATCGATACTAGTTCTTTCTAGCAATCTAGATTTTAACCACTTCATAATATACTCCTTATTTTCCAAACCATTGATCGATTAAGTTTTTACCATAATATAAAATACCTAACCATACCGTAAATAGAATACCGTCAACATACGATAAACTTTCCCAAGCACTCAAAGGATCCATTACTTCTTACCTTTCATAGCTTGAGTACCAAAGAATGCAGCAACAATACCAGCAACAGCAACAAAGTATGTTGGTGCCATATCGCCTAGTGTATCCTGTGCCTGATCTAAACCTGCTAGTGAAGCAGTAACTACAGCAAAGGGATATAGTAACATACCACCTAACGCAAACCAAGCCATATTACGCTGTGCGTCACGCATAGCATCTGCATCTTCTAACTCTTTGCGTTTAAACTCGAGGTACATCGCTTCTTCTTCTTTTGTTACATGCCCATCGCCATTAGTATCGGCTGGGTGAAATGTTTTATCATCGCTCATATTATATTTCCTATCTACTTAAATTTCTACGTTTAATCTCTTCGTTTTGTTCTTTTACATGCTCATTAAGCAAAGCAGTGTATATCTGTCTTTCCCATGGTAGCATATCTTCAATCTCTGTTAACGAATATTGGTGAAACTGCATCATAGCAAAATTCGTTTTATAAAAATTCTCCAGAGACTCATGAGAAAGACAAATTAGAAAAAACTCTGGAGACCCTCTAGTTTAATTTCGTTTTTAATACCGCAATGTGAACAATTAAATTCCACATCGTGCCTTACCATAGGCATTTCGTTAAACAATTCAACAACGTCTTTAAATTGCTGTGAAGAGAAACTCTCTACAAAATCACGTAACTCTGCTGGTGATTGCTCATTAGCAGGGTAAACGTCATCCTTGTCGTAGATAGAATCAATACATGAGATAATCATATCTACTGTTGTATCGTACTGACTCTTTCCTTCCGAAACGCTCTCTGAAGCACCTTTTACAGTTGGGTACTTTAGGATAACGCCAACATCTTCTGACAGTTGCGTCTTTAAATTTCTTTTTACTTCGCCTTGCACTTCAACATCTTCAAGGTTTACTGTGTATTCGTTTTTACCATCACAACCTTTACACTTAAATAATAGATCCGATCCTTCACCTACAGAACGTGATCTAATTTTTAAGAAGATATATTCAAAGTCAAAAGAAGCCATTCCCATGGAGTCTACTGCTTTAAACGTACATTCGTCGATTAGGTCTCTTACAGCCATGATCATTTGCTTCTGATCTTTACTTTCGACCGCTATCAATAATGCCTTTTCTTCTCTAACCGTGTATGGTCTATATTCAATCTCTTTACCTGACGATGGTACTGTCAGGACATATTTGGGTGTCCCCAGTTTAGGTAATGCCATAGTTATTATTTCACCTCAATTTGTAAAAACTATAAAAAAATCATTAGAATCCTAATCTATTTAGGCTCTTGCCTAGAGTGCTTATTGACTCCGAAGTACTGCTTATTCCACCCTGAGCTGCATCAATAGACTTAATGCCCTTCAAACCGTTAACATTAGCTTTCAAATTTCTTAAATTTTGTCTGTTGGTATTGAAATTATTTACTGCTTTATTCAATGTAGAAAACTCTCCATTTAAATCGGAAAGGAATCCAAATATACCGCCAAAGCGACCACCTGCTAATCCGTTTAATGCGCTAGGAACATTAACTATCGGTGGTGGCATATTTGTAATACCGCCAGCAGCATATTCAAATCTGTCATAAGCAAAGGAAACTTGGAACTTACCGATAGTATTTTCATTAGCATTAGACAGCTGTATATCTCCAACACTAATCGGGTATGCATTAATTAGGTTTATTTTATAAACATTATTATCATTTATATCCTGACCATAAATCTGGATATCTGCGACAAAATTATTTTTATATTGCGCTACAAAACCATCGGGTTGCAGGATAGATTCAATCCAATTATCCATAACTAACTTTGGATAGTAATCGCCAGTAAGGTTAAATTCCATCACTACATCTTCATCGATATAGGTATATGGTATTTTCTTAGTTTGCGTTCCATTAGTGTATTCGTTTGTAGATAAAGCACGGCTGGGTATAGTAACAGATTCGCAAAGCATATTTATTTGCTCTAAGCTATATCCATTAATAATATCTTTGCTGATGACTCGTGGTAAATTTACATCAACACGATATCGGTTTGACTTAGCATAACCTTGCCGTGCTACCACCATGCCCATTTGTTTATGGGGTATTATATAATCTGACATTAGCTACTAAACGACCTCTTAGATTCTCCCCAAACACGGGATTTACTTTGTTTACGGAATTGCTCTGTTGGTAAGAATACTGCGATCTCCCACTCAGGTGGATCAACACGAACAATCCTTGAGTCTACATGTTTTGTCAAGTAATGCTTAAAACAAGGTTTAAATTCTCTATACTTTTTAGCACCCTGTAACATATTGTAGGTTAATTTTAATCTAGTTGTCTCATCGTTATTTCTATTATTTTGTAGAGCCATTAATTTATCTAAGAATCTTGCCCTTACCATTGGAGAAAGGTAGTGTAGGTTCAACCCATAGAACCCTCCAGGAGCAGGACTTATCATAATAGTCAATGGAAACGCATCATAATAGGGTAATGTCTCACGATACTTTGGATCGTAAAAGAACATAAACATCTTACCAGTAACAAATCTCTTTTGCGTGTCCAGTAAAGGATCTTTTAAAATCTGTTGTCGGTTTACTTTACCCATCTGTTGAATCTTTTGACGAAACCACTTACGTGATTCATCTGTTCGTGGAGTTACTCCCGCACGAAACGCCTGTGATTCTAAGTTTTGAAACAATGATTCAGCCATAGCACTATTTATAAGATTTCCCTTTACTTTTATTCAATAATAAGGTATAATATAACACCCCTGCTGGGGGATGGTCTATCTCTATTTTTTCTTCTTACGCTTTACCTTTCCGCCAAGTATCTTTATTCCAATACCCTTCAATGTATCTTCTGTCCATATTTGGAATATGCATCCATTATCTTTTGCAAACTCTGTTGCAGCTTTCCATTTAGAAGTGTTCTTGATGTAGGTCAATGATTCTGTGATGAAACGT